GACATTCTTGAAAGAGAAAGAGATTGACCTAAAGAATCAACCTCAGCAACAACCACAGCAACCAAGTCAACCCCTTAGACTACAACAAGGATAAATTGATGGTCGTAACACGTACAGAACTAACTCAAATAGTAGAGCAAGTCAACAAGAAGTTTGAAGAGCTAGAATCTAAGATTAAAGAGTTAGAGGAAAAAAATGTTAAGAAACTACCGAACAAGAAGGCGGCGTAATGCCTAGTCCACGTAGAGGTAAAGCTAAAGTAAAAGTGACTTCCAGTGGTAAAAAAGTCTCTTATGGTCAGGCTGGTCAAGCTAAAGGCGGTGGCCCTAGAGTAAAGCCGGGAACCAGTAAGGGCGACAGCTACTGCGCTAGGTCACTAGGTATCAAAAAGCGTCTTTCTAAAAAGAAGCAGAATGATCCTAATACACCTAATAACTTATCACGTAAGCGTTGGAAGTGTTCTGGCGCTAAGTCCATGAGGGCTAACCAAACACTAGCCCGTAAAACAAGAACTAGGAGGAAGTAAATGCCATACGGTAAAGGAACATACGGAAATAAAGTAGGCCGTCCACCTAAAAACAGCAGAAGGGCAACGCCAAAAAACCGTCGTACTAAAACTATTGGTGGACGTAGGGGCCGCTAATAATGATAGCAGAGATAAGTGCAATTGTTGCTGGTGTCAATGCTGCTACATCTGCTATCAAGCGGGTAGCGGAGACAACCAATGACATCTCAAGTATCTCTGGTTTCCTATCGTCCCTTGGTGGTGCAGAGGTTGAACTAGCAAGAGCGCAGAATGAAGGTAAGCTATCTGAAGCAGATGCTGTCAAAGCTGCACTAGCCAAGAAACAAATACAAGAGACTATGAAGGAGATTAAAGATCTCTTTACAGTCAGTGGTAACGGGCAGCTATACAACGAAGCTATGGCTGCTATGGCTGAAGCAAGGAAGGCTAAACAACTAGAGTTAGCTAGGAAGGCAGCAGCTAAGAAACAATTTTGGAAGGAGGTTAAACAGTACTCAGCTATCTTTAGCGTTGTAGTTATACTACTACCTATGATACTTGCACTTTTAATTAACTTTTTATTAAAAAACACTTGACAAATACAAAAAAGTATGCTATAATAGATAGGTACTTTACGTACATTCAGTATTCTTTAACAAAGGTAAAATACTTATGACTCAAGAGTTAGAAACATATTTTAACAATTACTTCTCAATGTTTCGTTCAGAAGGCTGGAAACAGCTAATCTCTGACTTACAAGGTAATGTTGGACAGATCAACTCAGTAGAGATGACTACGGATAACGATAACTTGAACTTCCGTAAGGGACAGTTAGCTATCCTAGCAACCATACTTAATCTTGAAACACAGATTGACAATGCTCAATCACAGGCAGAATCAGAAGACTCTGAGGAAGCTGTAGATGAGGTTGTTTGATTTTAGATGCCCTTGCGGTAAACTGTTTGAAGATTTAGTTAAGTCTGATGTCACAACTTCTAGGTGCAGTTGTGGCTTGGACGCTAAACGTGTTATCTCCCCGGTGAGATCTAATCTTGAAGGTATCAGTGGAGACTTCCCTGATGCACATGACAGATGGGTTAAGCGTAGGGAACAGCACATAGCATTTGAACGAAGGCAAACCTCATAGAGAACCTTCATAATAAAAACCTCCACAATACTAAGGTACGGAGTTAATAATGGCTAAGATTATTGAACCTGAGCGTCAGGATAACCAAGAAGATAACGAACAACAACTAGAGATGTTTGCACAACCAGAGGAACAACAGGCAACTCCTGAACCACAGGAACCTGAGATACCTGATAAGTACAAAGGCAAGACTGCTGAAGAGCTTGTACAGATGCACCAAGAAGCTGAGAAGCTATTGGGCCGACAGAGTTCTGAAGTAGGTGAGCTACGTAAGGTTGTTGATACGTATATCCAGACACAACTCACAGAAGATACGCAACAAGCACCCCAACAAGACGAAGAAGTAGATTGGTTTACAGACCCTGATAAGGCTGTAGACAGGGCTATTCAGAACCATCCTAAGATTAAGGAAGCTGAAGCCGTAACGCAACAGTATCGTGCAAGCACTGCACTATCAGAGCTACAACGTAAGCACCCTGATATGCAGGACATTTTGCAAGATGCAAACTTTGCTGAATGGATTAAGGCATCTAATGTTAGGACTAAGCTGTTTGTAGCAGCAGACCAGCAGTACGACAGTGAAGCCGCTGATGAGCTATTTAGCTTGTGGAAAGAGCGACAGAACATTGTACAGCAGACTGCCGCTGTAGAGGAGCAATCCCGTAAGCAAGCAGTTAAGGCAGCTTCTACTGGTAATGCCAGTGGTAGTACTGAGTCAGCACCTAAGAAGATCTACCGACGCGCAGACATTATTAACCTTATGAGAACCGACCCTGACCGCTATGCTGCTCTACAACCAGAGATTATGAAGGCATACGCAGAAAAACGGGTCAGATAGTATATCTTAGGAGATATTTATTATGACTGATTCAATCTATCCCTCAAATGGCGGGTTTGTTGACAACACTAGTGCAGCTACTTTCATTCCAGAAATTTGGAGTGATGAGATTGTTGCGGCTTACCAGAAGAACCTTGTATTGGCAAACCTTGTCAAGAAGATGTCTATGGCTGGCAAGAAAGGTGACACCATCCATGTGCCTAAGCCTGTTCGTGGTGATGCCCATGCTAAGTCAGAAGGCATTGCTGTAACGGTACAGAACGCAACTGAAGGTGAAGTGCAGATCTCTATTGACAAGCACTTTGAATACTCACGTCTGATTGAAGACATTACGGACGTACAGGCTCTTAGCTCACTACGTCAGTTTTACACGGAAGATGCTGGCTACGCTTTGGCGAAGCAAGTTGACACCGACTTGCACAGCTTGGCTACTGGCCTTGGTACTGCCGGTACGTCTTCTACGACTTACCTAAACAACGGTGGTACGTTCTTTGTAGATAGTTCTTCAAGCAACGCCTTGACCACTTATGCGGCTGACACTGTAACTAACAGTGACGTATTTGTTGACTCTGCATTCCGTAGCATCATTCAGAAGCTAGACGATGCTGACGTGCCAATGGATAACCGTTGCTTTGTTATTCCTCCTTCAGTACGCAACACCATCATGGGTATTGACCGTTACGTAAGTTCTGACTTCGTAAACAACGGTCAGGTAACTGGTGGTCAGATTGGTCAACTGTACGGCATTGACGTATTTGTTAGCACCAACTGCCCTGTTGTTGAAGCTGCTGGTGATAACACCGCTGCTACTGTTGACATGCTGGGCGCTTTGTTGTTCCAGAAGGATGCACTTGTAATGGCTGAACAACTGGGAGTTCGTTCTCAGACTCAGTACAAGCAAGAGTTCCTTGCTAACCTGTTCACCTCAGATACTCTGTACGGCTGTAACGTACTGCGTCCTGAGTCAGGTCTGACCTTGGTTGTTCCTAAGTAACAATCATTTAGCTGGGGGCTGCTACGGTGGCCCCTTAGCTTTATCTTTAAGGAGTGTAACATGTGGCAAGCGTTGATTGGCCCTGTAGCTAACTTAGCTGGTACTTTTCTTAAAAATAAAGCTGCTGAAAAGCAAGCTGTCCATGAGTCCAAAATGCGTAAGATTAATGCTGACGCAGACTGGGAAACTCAACAAGCTGCTGCATCACAGTCCTCATGGAAGGACGAATGGTTTGCAGTTATTTTGAGTTTACCTTTAATTGGAGCCTTCATCCCTGATATGGTTCCCTATGTACAAGAAGGGTTTTCCGTATTGTCTACTATGCCTGACTACTACAAAGCATTCTTAGGTGGCGCTATAGCTGCCAGCTTTGGCATCAAAACTTTGTCTCACTGGGGTAAATAATGGTTCAGATATCTGTACCTGAAGGATTTCTTACTCAAACACCTGACGGGTTTTACACTAGAGGTGGTACTAAGTTTAAGATGCCTACCTTGGAGCAGGTAGAAGAAGATAGACGTACTCGTGAACAACAAGCAAGAGAAAAAGCCCCTGAAGCACTATCTGATTACTTTGATGTTTTAAAAAGTGCATCGTCTGATTACTCTACTTACACAGGCCATGATGCAAGAAGGGAGTCTGAACGTCTATTTCAAGAAGACTTAGTAACTACTCTTAGTAAAAGCGATGCGTCTAATTTACTTAGACCTCTTTCTTACGATTTGTCGGATGTTGATGTAGGTGAGTTTACATTTGATAAAACTCTTGAAGACTTTAGGGGGCCAGAAGGAAACTGGCTTTATGGTGATATATCTAATGAAAACTTAAAGGCTTTTCAAGAAGAACTATTGCCTGTTATGGCTAAAGCAGTAGCCAAAGAACAGTTAGATTCTTATGGCAAAGGTGAAAGAATAGGCGATTATGTTGGCATTCCTTGGACTGACGCTCTTACAGGAGCACTTGCAAATAATCCTGAAGTTCAACAAATATATCAAAAGTATGGTGTAAGCCCCACACGGACAGACAAAGAAGGATCTCAGTATCTTTACGATCCTTTTTCATTTCAAGAAATAAGAACTTTAGACCGTAGTAGTGATTGGCGTGATACTGCAAAAGGTATTGGCCTTGCTTTAGCTGGAGGCGCTTTACTTGGGCCATTAGCAGGAAGCCTAACAAGTGGTTTAGGAGTCCCAGCAGCACTACAGCCTACGCTGTCAGGAGCTTTAACTGGAGCAGGTACAGCAGCAATAACAGGTGGTGATCCTTTAAAAGGGGCGCTTACAGGTGGTATAGATAGCGGCTTAGGTATGCTTAAATCTCAAGCTCCAGCACTATATAATGACGTAAAGTTTGGTTACGATTTAGCTAGAGGCGAGCCGGGGTTAGCTCTTTTAAACAGAGGTTTAAATGTTTTTGAAGATGGTAAAGTAACTGGTACTACCACTGTTGGAGAAAAAGTTACTACAGACGCTCTTAATAAAGTAGGCTTGACTAACGATGCTTTAGATAAGTATAATGTAAATCAAAATGATTTAGTTGCAGGCTTAGTTAAAGTAGAGGAAAAACTTATTAAAGGCGATAACTTTGAAGACTCTTTACGCTCAGGTTTACTAGAGTATGCTAAAGAAGGCGGGGGTGTTCCTGATTTAGGAATTAATTTAGGTATTGCTTTAAAAACCCCAGAGTTTGTTAGTGATGTAGCTAGAGCGATTAGAGAAGCTGGTTCAGTGTTTGATGATAAAATACTTCAGCCACCTAAAGAAGCTATAGAAACATTGTACGAAGCTATACCTAAACCAGACGTATCTCTTAGAGGGCCGGACATAGACATCAAAGGCCCGGATATAAATCTTAAAGGCCCAGATGTAGACATCAAAGCCCCAGATATTGAAGCTCTTGATTTAGGTTTAGATCCATCTTTAAGTTTACAGATAGCTGCTGGTGGCAAGCCAACTAAAAGTGTTACAGAAGATTTATTTGAAGATTTCTTGTTTGAAAAAAAATATCAATCACCTGAGTTACTAGAGGCTGCACTACCGCTAGATATATTAAGAAGGACAATATGAGTACCACATACTTAAACATAGTCAACGAGGTACTACGTAGGCTACGAGAAGAAGAAGTATCCTCAGTAACACAGAACACCTACAGCAAGATGGTAGGAGACTTTGTTAACGATGCTAAACAGATAGTAGGGGACTCACACCAATGGTCTACACTACGTACAACTGTTGTAGTACCTACTGTTGAAAATACTACAGAATATAGCTTGACAAACGCTGGAGAACGTGTTAAAATATATAGTGTCATTAACGACACATCAAACTTCTTTATGCACTATCAAACACCTAACTGGTTTAACAATGCTTATTACATTGCTGGTGAGGTAACTGGTAGTCCTGACTCGTATACCTTTAGTGGTATTGACAGTAACGATGATACTAAAGTAAGAGTATATCCTAAACCATCAGGTGTGTTTAATTTACGTTTTGATTTAATTGCTAGGGAGCCTGAGTTATCTGGAGATGCAGATACTACAGTCTTACCTAAGAATGCTATTGTCCACAACGCTGTAGCTTTGTTGGCTAGAGAACGTGGTGAGACAGGCGGTACTACAGCACAAGATTACTTCTTGATTGCAGATAAGCACTTGTCTGATGCTATTGCATTAGATGCTTATAAAAATCCTGAAGAATTCATTTACACGGTTCCATAATGGCTCAGAACAGAGAACATATTTATATTGCTGCTCCGGGCTTCAAGGGACTTAATACACAAGACTCCCCAGTAGCTCAGGATGCAACCTTTGCTGCTATTGCTGAGAACGTAGTAATAGATAAGTTTGGACGTATTGGTGCACGTAAGGGACTAGACAAGTTAACAACTAGCGCAACACCATTAGGGTCTAGTGATGGCATTGAGTCTATACTTGAGTTTGTAGCTAGAGATGGTACTAAGACTGTTTTCTCTGCTGGTAACAACAAGATCTTTACAGGCACTACTACACTAACTGAAGTAACGCTACCTGTTGGATATAGTATTACTGCTAACAACTGGAAGATGGTTAGCTTTAACAATGAAGTTTACTTCTTTCAACGGGGTCATGCAGCTATTGAAAGTGTTGCAGGAAG